TCTGCGTATTCTAAAATATCCGCTACCCTGTAAGTTAGCGCTTCAGCTAACGTTCTATATATGTAAAGACTTCCATCTAATATATGACGAGTAGCGGTATTAGAACTTAATGCTGCTAATTTTTGTACACCCACTAGTGCATCAGAGTTAGCTCCACTACCATCTCTCGCTTCATTTAAGCCTGTTACAGCTCGAATCATGTCTAAATAGTGATTTAGGTTCCCAATTAACATAGACGCTTTAGAAGCTCCTGAATTGCTTGTTAGTTGCTGTATAGGAATTTTACCTTGATTGTAATCTCCTTCTTGCGTATAACTTCTACCAATAACCGAACCTGTTTGAAAATATAAACGAAGGGCATCTTCTGGATTATATGCTGCTCCCGTACCCAAGTCAACCTCATTTAAACCATCGGCGTCAATATATACACCATCAGGTACAGTTCGTGATATAACTTGTTGTAATTTTAAATGTGTCATCTGAATCAAATCAGCATACGGAATCATTCTTCTAACTAGAGACTCAATAACCCCTTTATACATTCTAGGTGCTACAGCTACATAATTAGGTATTGCATGTTGAGATGCAGACTTAGGTCTTACCATGTTCTTAGCAAGCTCCCATTTTAAAATTATGTTTGTACCCATAACCATTACTCCATCATACCAAACATCAATTGTCTTTTCTACCTTTTCAAAATTGTTTTCTTCCATCATCTCATCAGGTGGATTAAAACCATCATCTTTTTCAATCATACTCAAATTACCGTTCTCTTTGACTTTTTTCTTATAAACCATCTTCTTAGTTGTTTTATAATTAAAGTACATCAACGTACAAGTATCACGATAGAATATATCGTTTTCGTAAAACTGAGCTGTATTAAAATAATTATACCAGCTTTGAGAATATTTAGATATTTTATCTAAATCATCATTTGTAAGGGTAGGGTCAATCTTCATTAACTCAGCAATAGGAACCGTTTTAATTTCACCCCAGTAAAAACAATCTTTAAAGTGAGGGTCTTCTGTATAACTATAAACTACATTAGCTGGGTCTACATAAGCTACTTTTACTCCAGAGCCAGGAAGAAATTCATGTTTTGCCACAGCCATACCAGTTACCATCATATCGTAATCTAATCGTTTACGAATATCTACATAATGGTTCTCAGCAAACATTGTATCAATTGCTTCTTCTTCAGCAATCTCTATAGCTGGTTTATAATTTAAATTCATATAAAGAGATAACTCTTCATCACTTGCAGGCAACTCATCTGGATTCATTATAAATGGATCAAAGCCTGTATTTTTTTGAACTATTTCAAGAACATCTTTAGCAGCCATTTGACCTTCAATCATTTCTTGATACTTACTTCTTTTAGATTGTGACAATGCATCTTGAGCATACGCTTTCACTTTAAACAGCCTATCTGACATTCCGTTCACAACTATATCCACAAACTTTGGTATAATTGGAACTGGAGTCCAGTCAAGATTTAAGTAAGACAAATCTCCGTCTACTGCTAATTCATTTTTATATTTTGCAATTGATTGTTCGCCTCTTGCATATAGACGTAGTCTGTTAAAGTCCCTCCACTGACTATAGTATCGGCATCCGTTAGAATCTTTACGAAACCATTCATATTGAATAGCTTGTCCTATTTGTAACCCAAACTCATCAGTCGCTTTCTCAGCATCAGATACAAATTGACTAGGGAATCCTACTGATGAAATGTTTATGTTTACCTCTTTCATCTAATTAATTCACTTAATGTTCCTTTGTTATTATATGTTGCAAAGTTAAGACTTATTTTTGACTCTTTTTTCTGCGGTAGATATACATGCTTTTGATTTGCCATAATAGCTAAACCTGAACTAATACTAGCATCAAACTTAGTTCTAGCACTTATATCAAACCTAGCCCAATCTTCTAAAGTCCTAGTAAAATACATACCACCCATTTCATCCCCAGCTCTATAACCACCGTCTAAATCTAAACCTACGTATTTTTCTATATACGACTCTATAGCTGCAGCATGTGACTGCTTAATATCCTCAGAAGTATTCGGTATACCTCCAAGTTCTTTTTCTGTCTTAGACAGTTTAGTGTAATGTTTGTCCGGCCTGTTCATGCTAAACCCTCTATACCCTCTGTTTTTAAAGTGATAGAGTAGCCTAGGCTTGTTATTCTCCACCAGTATAGGCATCCCATAAAACACACAAGCCATTAATACTTCTTCAAAAAATATCTCTGCTGTTTGCGGTCTAGCTACATACTCTAAGAAAAACTCATTGCTTGGCGCTGCATCCATACTATACTTTGTCAAACCGTGTAGCGCTCCATTAGAACCTCCTCCTCCTACAGTTCCCGATATATCATACGAGTCACAACCAAAAGCTCCTATGTGTTCATTTGATGGAAAGAACACTCCGTGTTTAGAATACTTAGCATTGTTTAAACCTTTCTTAGGAGTCCAGGACACCTTGAATCGTCCTCTTGAATCTGGCGTCCATATAACCTCTGAGTCTTTGATTCCATCTTTCCAGTAAAACCTACCTCTTGTAACGTGATGCTCCATGATTAATGAATCATTATAATCTATCTGCTGATATATCTTAGTTAAGTTAAATAGCGAAGACTTACTCTCATCTCTAAATGCGTGCGACTCGGTTCGTGGGAACTGTCTGTAAAACTCATTCAGTGCATCCGCATCTTTCTTTAATGACTCTACCTCTGCTTCCCAATAATCTATTGCTCCGTTTGTAATCCACTCATCATCTACCCCTCTAATTTTTTTCTCAGGCTTTCTAAACACTGGCATACCAAACCTATCTATAAATCCTTCCATGTTCCACTCCATAGGAATAAATAGATTATACAGTCCTGATTTAGTCTGACCATTCGCATTACGAGTCTTTAAATCTGAATCCTCAAACAAACGCTTAAAGTTCTCACCACCTTTGCTGAGCGCATTTGAAGTAGAACCCATCATACACTTACCTATTATCTTACTACCTAACCTTAAACAAGTTTTAGTAACACGCCAGTTGTTCTGAATGTTATTTGGCTTAAGCCACTTACCTGATTCATCGTGAACTAAAAGCAAAAGTTTCTCACCATCATACGAGTTATCATCCGTATTCTTCCAGTCAATTGTTGTATCTAAACCAGTCATCTCATCATCCATAACCTCGTGCATGTTTTTCTTGGTAATTTTAGAAGCTGGAATCCTAAAAGCTAACTCTGTCTTAGGTTTATCCATACCATCCTGAATAGGTTTAAAAAAGAAAGGCAGTCTATTTGCTATAGGCACAACCTTATCTGTAAACATCTTTTTAGCATCCGAACCAGTCTTTGATAATATACCAACTCTTGAATCTTTAACCAGAGTACCGGTATTGACACACTCAGATGAACCCATAAAAGAAAAACCTGAACGTCTTATTTTTAAATAATCCATACCAAAACACCTCTTGTCTGCCTTACAAGCTTCCCAGTATATAAAAAAGATTCTATTAGCTTCTCTAAAATCTGGATACCCAACATCTATACTTGTCCACTGAAGATACATATAATGCGAACCTGTCATATACGTAGGCTTTCCATTATTATAAAACCAGTATCCCAGCTCTCTTCTATCAAACTCTTCCTCTATGTAATCAACCCATTTGTTTTTAAAACTAGGAGGTCTATCATTCCACTGGAAGATAGATGTAATCCTAGATAAATCTTTATGAAGCTCTTGTCTTTCCCAGTACTGCTCATCTTTCTTGTCAGAACGTTTAAACATCTCCTCTGGCTGTATAGGCAACCCAATAGCTAAACCGTTTATATTTACTATCTCTCCTATTGTTCCGTTTTTAGAAATAACAACTAAATCATATTTTTCACTATACCCATATAACCACGTCTTCGCCTTGTTTTTTTTATTAAAAACAGACTTAGGAATATAATCCTTTATAACATGATATAGTTTATTTTGACCTTCGTTCTGCAAACCCTTGTTTTGTATTTGTTTTATCTACGTGTCCTCCAGAGTTTATTACTTCTTCCTCTGAATCTATTTTATTTAGTATCTCAAACGCATCAAATATAGCAAGCTTCTTAGTTGCTGCTGCGTTCTTTAATCTATCTGCCGCCAACTCATCGTCTGGGTCAGGCTTTATAATATCTTCTTTCGCTACCTTGATTAGCTGTTCTACAGCTCTACGCCCTGCGTGTATGATTTCTTTTTTTAATTCATCTGAGTTCATAATACCATAGTTATTTGGTGGTCATACATTCTATATAGCTTTTCATCATCTACCATAAACTCATATTCACTCTCCGGTTTAAAAGATATCTTGTCTCCTTTGTTTACCCCTTTAGATAATAAATACTTATTAGGATATTTCATATAACCAATCAACGGCTCTTCCTCTCCTCGTTTCATTATAAACGATTCTTCTTTTGCCGCAGGCTTCACAAAACAATACCTGTCATGACAATGCCACTGTCCATCTTGTTTGTACATAAAGAACTGGTCGTTCTCTATAAAGAACAGGTTGTCTTTAAAATAACTTTTACCACTCTGCCTTCTCCCCTTCATGTCATTGTAAAACTTAAATACGTTGTGATGTACTAGCAGTGTATCACCTACCCTTATATCACCAGTGTACCCTAACGGAGTAGCCTCAACTATTCCTTCTCGGTTAGAAGCTTTATGATTCTCCTCTGATGTACTGGTGATGAGTTCAATACCACTTACATTTTTTGTATTGTTATATCGCTTATCATCTACTGGCTTAACGATAAAATAAAAAGGTGACCTCATTAAAAGTTTATATTATATTCTATTGATACAGGCATGTTGACATTGAACTCCTTCCATAAAAGTATTTCATCTTTATGTTGAATCCAAATTTTAAAACCTTTAGATTCTTGGTCGAACTGTATTAAGTGTATAATGTAATTCTTTCCTAATACTTCCTGCCCTACTATATAGTGCATCGCTCCTGATTTATAATCAGCGCCTATTGATACTTTTCTTATATCCATTTGATTAAATTTGATTAATACAAAGATATAAATTATTTACCTGCCTTGACCTCTGTATTTTTTTTGGTAATACTTAGATGATTTTACCTTAGAAGATTTTGTTTTTGCGTGTACCCCTGGCCTACGAGTCTTTGGTTTTTCGTAGCGCAGACCGGACATTGATTGTGCCATTTAATTAGATTTATTATTTATTTTTTCAAACGTTCTCATACCACCTAGTCCTAACATACCGATAAGCACGGTCATAAGATGTTCCATCTGAAGAGCAGGTGGCGCTGTTTCTACGCCCATATACCACACTAGCATATCTCTTATTATAAAATTATATGCAAGGGCTATACCACACACCCAGCCTATGAATGGTCTCCATCCAGCCACAAAGATTGTTCTGTGCTTTGCCTCCATCTCATTGATAGCTGTTTGCATCTCTATAAGTTTTTGTGGATCTATTTCTTTTCCCTTAATAAGCTGTCTTATCTCTAGACCTAAGCCATCAACTCCTGAGTCACTAAATCCTAATAATTTTTTTAAAAGCTTAAGCATACGTCCAGATTACGTTTTTTGTTTTTATTGGGTCAGCATCTACATGAATAAATGTATCTGCGATTCCTATTCTATTAAAGCCTACATTAAGCAAAGCTTCTAGTATTACATATCTTGTGCTGTTTGACGCTACATGTATGTCAGCTGCAAACCCTCTTAGGTGTGATGAGTTCTCTGAGCCACCCACTTTCTTGTTATGTTTAGGTGTTCTAAATCCTGAATTAATTCTGAATGGTGTTCCAGCAGCCTCACGTGCGCTGTCTAACATACGTAAAAAAGATTCATCCATGTTACTTCCACTGTCAGTAGAGTCAGGAGAATCAAATTCTGCATGTGTAAAGTATTTCACTTTTTCTTTATCAGTTGAACAATTTTGATGATCGTATACACTAAGGTAGCAAGAAACAATAAACTTTGCAACCCTTGGTTGATTTCCGCTATACTAACTACTAAAACAGTAATACCAAGTACCGTAGGTTCAAAATCTAAATTCATGTTATTCTGTGTCATCATTATTAAGTTCAACTAAATCCCAATTTTGAGTTTCCTCATTCCAGTTATATAGGTTATCATCCTCTGGCATTGGCGTTGGGGCTTGCCAATCACTGTTATCGTCTAAAGACCAACTTGGGTAAGGTTGAGGCGCAACAAAAACATCACTGTCTGAGTCGTAGGTATAGCCTGTTCCAGCAAACTGTTTTCTCATATTGTTGTTATAAGATGTTTGCACCCAGTTCGTATGACCAAAGAGCGTAGAGCAAAACTCTACTCCTTTAGCTTCGCTTTCTGTTTCACCATCAAGCAGTTCATTGTTGTGTACAACAATAACCCTAGTTACTATGTTATTTTCGTCAATTTCTGCAAAATGTGCCATAATTTAAATTTTAACTGTGAACATACGTTCCACTTCCTGTATATGTTAATGTTACCAAACCTCCCACAACACTCACTGAGGGAGAACCTGTTGTAACGCCTGAGTAATCCGAAGTTCTCATTTGTAAAATTACAACCCCAGAACCACCTTGTCCACCTCTAGTTGTCCCCGGCACACCTGATGAAGTATAAGTTCCACCACC